AAATCTTTGCTTAGCGGCATGCTTGTAACCGTTTGATTTGCAGAAGTTTACATAACTTGCGTACAGTTCTATGTATGCATTCTTTACATACAAACCACGTTCGCTCTCGTCGGTTGATGGGCGGAATGCACCACCACCAATCGAAGTCATTGAATTCGGCGCGAATAAGCAGCAGTCGGAAAGCCACGCGCAGATCGGGTTGTTGAACACCAGAGCTTCGATGTCCGTGGCGTTCAAGGTTGGACAGTGCTTTACCGGGTTGCTGAGAACGTCCCGCATATCGTCAAAGCTCATCGATAGAGCCCAGCTAACAATACCGGATAGTTCTGGTGCCAGTTCTCCTTCGACCCGATCCTCATAAACATTTATAAGATTCTTACGCTGAGAAGGCGGAACAACCTTGTCCATGACAATAGTCAGTCTTCGGCGTTCTAGTCCGCTACTGATGTCGGATGAAGATATGTGCTCGTTTGATGCAATACAAACCATCAACTCTGGTTTGAAGTTTATTGTCTGGGTGCCGTACTTCCGTTCAGCTCGTAGGGTGTCGGAGGATGAAGTAAGTTTTTTAAGAGTATCCAGTCGCTTTGAGAATGAAGCTTCGTCAGTTAGCAGGAGCAATCTTTTACCGATAAGATTATGAGTTTCAAATCTATTCGTTTCGATGGTTTCTAGATCGCTTGTGTGAGTCCCTCCGTAACCTGCCAGGGCAATCAGGATTTGCTGCAGCGTGGACTTACCCGTACCGCCGGGACCAATCAAGTGCAAGAATTTTTCGCCTGTAACGTAACCAGTTACGAGTGCTCGGAAAAACGCTTGGAGGATAACTACTTTCTCAGTGCCGACTGCATGTTCAAGCCATGTCAAAAAGAGTGGGCATTTTGCTGCCGGATCGTAGTCGTAACCAAGCTTAGTTCTTAGGTACAAGTCTTTATGATTACCAGCACTGAACTGCTGTTTATCTGGATCTAAGATACCGTTCTTAAATGCAATGAAGCGGCGCCCTTTGTTCCATATAGGTGTGCGTCCGCCGTCAATCGACTTCAGCATTTTTGCTTTAAGGATTTGATATACCGAAGTGACGGTAGCCGATGTGTACCTAGGTAAAATGCCCGCCGTAATAAATGTATCAAGGGTCTTAACAATCCGGCGTTTAATATGTTGATCATCCTGTAGGTACCAAATACCTTGATCATCATCGTATGTAAAGAACTCATCTAAGATTGAGTCAAACAAAAACTTGTCACCGTAATTATTAACAATTACGTCGGCAATATCGTTCTCAGAGAATTGCCTGTTGTTCGGCTGCAGATTAATCAGTTGTGTTGGCGTAGTCGGCGTGGTAACCATTTCTTCTAAAGGTTGTTGTTCTGGGATTTGATCTGATGAAAAAATATCAAAAGCCAAGATGGAATTTGTTGGCTTTGGTTTTGAATTGCTTATGTTGTTTTTAATATCATCTGGGCACTGAGCATCATAGATCTCCTTGTTGCTCATCTTTATCTTTTTCCAAGGAGCTGTTTCACCGTTTTCAGCAGCGATTGAAATCGCAGGTTTTAGTGAAACTGCATCTGTGATGCTGTTGAGGATGCGGGTGAATTTGCCGTCTAGCTCAGGGGCGTAGTCATACAGAGCATAGAACGCACGGTGTGCTATGTCAATAGGGTTCTCACGAACGGTCAGACCTGCTTCCTTTAGCCAGTTGGTCCACCCGATTATTTCTTTGAGGGCCATTGCCATGGCAAATGAACGGTCCTCTACCGGATCCCCGTCCAAAATTGATTTGACAGCGTTGCTAACTAACTTGGATAAGTCAACTCCGTCGTAAGCTTGCGTAATTGTTAAGGCATCCTCTGGACTGCTTTCCGAACTCGCTTCTTTCGGTTCCGCTAAAAACGAGACATATGCTTGATCAATTTTATCTTCTGGTATGAACTTATCGGTTAAACAGATAACTTCCGAGTTGTCTTTTGCACCGTAGAACAAGTTAACTATTGACGTTGCTCGACGATCTGAACCCGGAATTGCTGAGGATATTTTACGAGTGAACCATTGAAAAAACTCAGGATCAATTATTACTTTCTCTAATCCAAAAACTAAACGAAACCTAGGCCACTTCGGCGTGGAACTAGGCGAATAATAAGCATACGAAAGATACTTCTTGCATACGTCCAGTTCTAAAGCCTGCTCGACAGTAAGCTCTTGTTTCTGTACTTTATCCCCTTCTGTTGTTTTTCCGTCCGCCTGATTATCAATATCTACAATTATTAGACCCGCCTGAATACATCCCGTAGAGTCTTTAACTCGTTTACCGTTTATTAAATGCCACGCGCAAAGACCTGCGCCTTGATTAACTTGGTCCGCTATAAGATCTATAGATGTGTTAGAGGGAATCCAGTTCTCGTTAAAGGATTTAAAGTTTCCGCCTACACTTATCTTTCCAGTTTTACTGTTGACGTATTTGCGAACCTCTTCATTGATTGAACAAACAAAATTCATGGACTCACTCCGTTCACTCATTTTGCCATGACGAGGCAGCCCTCGCCACGGGCAACCCGACATTGATGGTTAAATTTGTTCGTAGTACTTGTGCAACACAGCCATCCACATCTCTTTATCTTTTTCAACTTCGCTCGGTCCAAACGTGAATACCTGCACAGAATAGTCTTTAATAGGCGTTGCTACTATGATGCGCGTCTTTTCGATCTTAGTTCCCAGACAGTGCTCAGCTGCTATAGCGTATGCAGCTAGTTGAAGTTTTGTTTTCTTGAGCTTAAACACACCGCTGACAAGAGCTTTGCGAGTTTTTTCGTCGAGCCCACTATTAGCTTTTGGAAATTTATAACTATATGGACCTGCCGATGTTTTAAAGTCTCCGAGGATTAGCTCTCCGGTAGCGTCTTTATAAACAATGTCAGGGCAGCCAGCATATCCGTGACCAGTTACTTCATCGTAATAATGTATCCGCCCAACACCGTCATCCCCTACGAATTTGGACCACTGTGGTTGGTTGTAGGGCTTTTCTGACCACAGAATTTTTCCGCCTTCAAACAATTCATCGAGTTTTTCAGGAAGATCCTCCCAGAATGGCATCAATTCTGCGGAAGGTTTAACGGCTAAACCACGGATGTAGTTTTCAACTGCATTGTGTATCCAAGTTCCTCGGGCTGCTGCAGCATCTGCAACACCAGGATTCATCACATTCCAATGTGCCAGTTTCTGTTGAGTTTCTGCTGTCTGCGTGGCAGACAAAACACTTGTTACGGAAGGTAGTGGTCTAGGAACTCCCTGACAATTGTAATGACGAAGCCCATTTAACGTAAGTCTTGTCTGGGACACAACAACGTGTCGAATTAATTAAACTCTAGCGCATCTAAATCAGAATGCATTTACTGGCAATCGAGGAGGATTAAAGCTGGTATTGTCCGGTCCTTCTTCGTCCTCGTCTTCATCTTGGTCCTCTTCTTCGTCGTCACCTAAGAAAAACTCAGATTTTTGATACCGAAAATCCTTCGTGTGGGCTTCCAGTTCCTCGCTCATACACATGCCTGCCATGTAAGATTCCACTACGACTTCTCCACATTCCTCAGCGGACCTAGGAGTACCGTCTGGTCCCACGCATTCCTGAAGAAGCTGGTTCGACACAGATAGAGCACAGAGTTTATCTAGTTTATCGTTTAGTTTAGTCAGATGATCCAAAACGGACTTCTGAAACGCCTCAAATTTTTCTGATCGTGATTTCATGTCGGCAGCTCCGGTAGGGCTCCAATGTCTTCCCAATTTACAGCATAAGAGATCATCGTACCATCTCTCCACAATTCGGGTTTTTGGAAGACAAACCAACAAGCTGTCACCGAGTCCTTTGTTGATCCGATGGATCTAAATTTGGGGCGTGGGGACAGGACAACCATATTTGACAACTTATTCTTTAGAAGGAATGTTCTGCGTCGTGCTACCGGTTCGATAAACGAAAGCCTGTCCAAGACGGCGATCCCATTCGTCGCTATTTCCATACCATATTCCAATATGTATTCGCTTAGATCTTTCAAACCCATTGTTGAACAGACTACCCAATCAAATGCTTGTTCACGCATACTGACCCACCAATTTGGGTCTGTTATATTTTCAATATCGGTGTTAGTCGTTACGGTGTAATTGTGTCGTTGAAGTTCCGTAGATAAAGTTAAATCTGGGTCAAAAGGCACAAGCACAGACCCATTTATAAATGTGTGTTTTACTAAGGTATGGGTGACACCGGAGGGAATCGTATAAAATTCGCTCATAAGGATCATGCTGGGATCCGAACTGTAATGCAAATCACCTTGTTTGTCCACAGGGTGTCTGCTAGATTTAGGCGGATCACATTAAAAACATGTTAAGTTTTGAATGGCTTGATACTGAACAAAACTTTGTACATCAACAAGTCCTTATGGACGCCAAAAAGCTAGAGAAAGAAGATTTACTTAAATTATTTGATATGGTACACAAGCAGTCACTTATACGGAATAGGCTTTTTAGTGGCTTAGTTAAACACTGTGTACGAACTGGTGTAACTTTGCCTTCGTTTGACACGTTGCTTGCACCTCAGGAGATCAAACGTAAGCCTGTGTCTACCTGATTGCCATAAAAAAGCACCGTTGGTACGGTGCTCGGACGGCTTCAACAGGGAATTGTAGCCTAGAAGTCAATCCCCAGGGCTTTGGCCTGTTCCTCTGTAAGCTCCATCGCTTTCTTGCGCTTGGGTTGCGGAGGGGCGGCAGGAGCTTCTTCCGTATCCTTTGCGTTAGCGGACGGCAGCGAAGGTTGGAACCCTGAGGATCCTCCAATCTGCGAGGGGTTCTCGGCTGCAAACTGAGCCTTGATTGCCGCGTGGTCTGAACCTAAGGGTAGTTCCACCAAGTTGGCGCCGGGAATGTGCGACTTAAGACAGTGTGCTGCAGACGAGGCGCCTTCGACCGCAAGCCACTCGTTAATATCCTCAACGAGCTTCTTCTCTTCTGCGCTTTCTGCAGGACGATCCTTGAAGTCCAGAGCGTTGTAATTGATCTTGGCTCCGTCAGCGCCTGTAACGGGATCTCTTTCGTTGAAAGATTTCGTTACAAACTTGCTGCTCGTTACCACGGAGGCACAGTTAATCCTGTTGTTATACAGGGTCTGGAAGTACGAGATGAAGTTCTTCTGGCTGGATTTACCAGAAATCATTGCCGTCGTTACACAGCGTGGGGGAAGCAACCGATGATTGGGAGACACACCGATGAAGGCGATGCGTAGAAATTCCTCTTGGTTGCGCATCCCTAGGTTGCCGAAGTAAGGCGTAAAACCTATAAGGATGAACTCGATCGGAATCCCGTTGTCGTTCGCATCCACAATCGCGGAATCGGAGTCCACGTCTGATTTCCAGCGACGAGCTTGGAGATCAATACGTAGTGTATGGGGAGGAACGTTAGCGAGAATCTCGTCTTCGGAAAAGTTGCCAGCGATGAATACCATAGTTAGATACCTAGATCAAAGGGAGAAATCAATAGAACCAATAGCCGCAGCAGCTACCTTACCTTTTTCAGGATCAGCAGCTTTCTTGGGTGCGGACTTCGTAGATTTGGGGAGGTAAAGGATTTTGTCCAGAGTGTAGTTAAGGTAGTTTTTGTCATCCTTTTCACTCGTGGATACCTTACCCACGGCAATCGTGGGAGTTCCGGGAGCTAGCTCTGAGAGTTGCTTAGAAAGCTCGGCCCAGGCTGTCAGTTTTATCCAGTTAGTCTCTGAGTTTTCAGACTGCCAAGCTAGTGACCGGTTGGTAACCGTTGTGTCTGAAAGCTCGACCTCATCGGATTTGGGTCCAAGACCGCCTGTTGCAATGAAGAGGTTGATTGCCAGCAGATCGTCGAAGTTATCTCTTGTTACAACCAACATAGGTTGCATCTGGAGAACACCATCCAGTGTTGGCCGCGTGGGTCCAATGGCTAGCACAGTATCTGATTTTTTAAGATCCTGTAGTAGTTTTCCTACGTAGTGGTTTTTGTCTTGAAGGAGTTGAACTTTTGTGTGTACACGTTTTTCGTTGGAGGGTAGAGAATCAGCTAAGACGTTGATTACGCCTTCATTTTCTTGGGCTGGTTCTGTGATCGTCAGACCGAGTAGAAAGACATTCACGATTTAGTTTCCGGTAAATAGTTGAACGGTGGACTTTTAGAGCCTTGGCAGCCTGGGTCACCCCAGAGCCCTGGCCTAGAAATGCTAGGAGCATATTGGTGTCCGCGCCAGTCAATTTTGAGTTTTTTCCTGATTTGTACGAGAAGTGGTATGGGTTTATGCAGGATTTACAATTGCAGCTTGGTCGAGCCACAACACCTTCTCTGGGTATATCTAAGTATTTTAGGATTAGATTTCGCACATAGTATCGCTGTTTAAATACATAGATGCAAGGGACGTTATTGCTAAACTTATCTCCCCAGGGATCACATTTCTGGTAATCATACATATTTGCGGATAATTTTTTGAATAAATTAGATAACGAAGTTTCTTTACACGCGCCATATTGCAAATTAAACGAAGACGCATCTAATGCTCTACAGATATCTTCTGCTTGCGCTACAGCGTGGTTACTATTATTTGCCTCTATACTTAAATTTATAAATTTAATATCTTTATTTACTGTGAGTTTGTAGTTTTTTTCTGACATAAGTATAATCTTATCCAAAAAGTTGATCGTAGATTCCACCTCCTCCTGGTTTATTTATATCCCTTAACTGACTCATATTTGCTGATATGTAATCTTTTATCTCGGAATCAGAGTAACCTGCAGCTCTTGCGGCTTTCAAATCTTCCCCGCCAAAATAATTAGCATCTATACCGTAATTGGATGATATAGGTGCTCTGCTTTCTTGCGCAGGAGAAGGTTCTGGGGCAGACCTGAATTCCTGTGTTTGCATTGGATTAGCAAATCTCATTGGTTCTGGTTCAGAAGATGCAGAGGAATTTTGGTTTGATTGCATCACTGATGCGGCAGTCTGAGGTTTTGGTGTGTAGAAAGCCACTCCTTCTTTTTGGAAACCAAGCGAACCTAAATTTTTCTCCTCTTCCGGATCACTTGTATAGAAATGCTGCCCGGTAAGCGCCTGGAAGTATCTGTTAACAGCTGTTGAGTTATCGGAAGGTGTGGTGTAAGCTGCACCGACTACTTTCTCCAGGTTATATCCTGCACCCACCGCAACATCTTTTTCGGCTGCTGAAGCAGTGTAGAAGTGATCACCTATTGTCGGATTAAACAATCTGTAAACATCTGAGGTTCCAGTTGCCTGACCTGAATCTTTAAATAATTGAAATGCTTGACCTTCGGATGAAAGTCCAGCTGAGTTTTCCTCTCCAATATTACTGGTATATAGGTGACGCCCCGTGGTGGGATCGACAAACCTAGACATAGCCAGAGTTTCTGGTGTCTTGGCAGGTGCAGGTGGAGTAGGAGCAGGTGGAGTAGGTGCGGGAGCCTGCGGCTCCGCTGGAGCTTTAGGTTCTGGAGGTTTAGGTTCTGGAGCTTTAGGTTCTGGAGCTTTAGGTTCTGGAGGGTTAGAAGGCGGGGTGTCTTTAGGTGCTTCGGAAGCTGCGGGTGGAGTATATGTAACACTAGATCCCTCACCGGGCGGCGGCGTGGCAGCAGCAGGTTTACTTGGAGCAGCCGGAGCTGTCGGAGCTGTCGGAGCTGTCGGAGCTGTCGGAAGTAGATCAGTTTTAATAGGAGCTTCGACTGGTTTTTCTACTCTGTTTAATCCGTAACTTAAAGCTGAGCCACGTGATGGTTTGTTATAGGTTAATCCTGTTTCAGAAACGGTAAAGCGATTACCAGCGATTTCTTTAGGTTCGCTGCCATCAAAACCTGCTCCTAAAGCTTCCAAGAAAGTGTTCCATTCTGCATCGCTGCCTGGACCAGATTCTGGTTTACTGGGTTCCAATGAGGTGTCTGCGTTATCTGCGCTTGATGTTGGCGCTCCGCCGCCCGCTAATCGAATAGGTTCCTGTGTATCTTCGGCAGTAGGAGTATCAGCAGTTTCGCTTATGCCTATGTTTTTTCGTTCTTCTGGAGTTGACAGTTCAAGCCAGTTAGAAGGGAACAGTGTGTCCCCAGCACTAAAGGAAGAACCTTTTTTTAATGTTTGTCCAGCTAACTGAAAAGCCATTAACTTATGCTCGGATTGAAGATTTTAACTAGCAGTGGGCGGAGCAGAATTTCCCCCCGTGGTAGTAGGGGTCTTAGCTTTTATCTTAAATTTAGGTTTGTATATGTTACGTAAACCTGGAAAATATGAAGTTAATAAAGAATCTTCTTCGCCGTCATCGGCAGACTCCGCACGGCTAAAAGTGTCTCCGGCAAACCGCATAACTTCACGTAAGATCTGATCTATCTTAGCAACTAAATGGATCAATATTTTCGACCATAAACCGTTTTAACACATGGCGTTTAGGGCTGATCATGTCCAGTGTCCTTAACCTGAACAGAGCTTCCTCGTATGTTTTAAATATTTCTGCCTTGGCTCTGTTGGAGGAGTACTCGGCCACTTTATTATTTTTTAAGTAACTGTGGACGTACAGTCCATCCTTGGACATGATGGCCCACGTCTCCTTGAACTTCAATTTGGAGTGGGAAGCCATCTCGGCCTCTGTGTATAAACGAGGGGTCGTAGCAAGTTTAGTCATTTTTTTGGGGGTTTCATGTTTCTTAATGTTTACAGACTTAATAAATGTTTTTTTTAAAGATCTAGCTTTGTTTGCTGCGCGTAGGGCGGAGTCAAACATTTCTTCGGTTAGGTACACCTCCGCATCGATACGAAATCCACCGTGGTAACCCAGTTGTGTTCGGATAGCAAATACATCTTTTTTAGTTTTGTCAGGGATTTTAGTAAGTTCGGCTATTTGGCTGCCCATGAATCTCCGGTTGATGCGTCTGCGGATGCTGGTACTGATGATAGTACTTTTTCCGCTGCTTCAACCATAGTTCTCTCTAAAATATCTTTATAATCTTCCGCTAAATCTTCTCTTACTTCTAGTACTAATTCATCATGAACACAAGCCACTAGTTTAACGTTGTCGTTTAAATGAGTACCTAGCTCTGCTACTGCAATCTTAAGTATGTCAGCTCCGCTTCCCTGAACTAACGTGTTTGCAGCACACATCATTGTCGCGTCGTCATAACTCAGCAGACGGCGCCTTCCGCAAGCCGTCCGGACATAAGCCCATCCATCTTGCACTAAAGCTGCTCGTTCATGATGCCAAGCTCTCAACCGTGGGTACGCCAAATGGAATGCTGCGTGAGCTACTTTGGCTTCGGATAAGCTTAACATCTTACCACTCTGTGCGGCATATGTCTTGTATTTGCGATAACCCATTCCATATAATAAGGCGAAGTTAAGAGTCTTTCCTTCCTGTCGTTGCTCTTTAGTAACTTCTGTAATCGCTATCTTATATATTAAACTAGCTGTCAATGTGTGTAAATCTATGTTGTCTATAAATGCCTGTCTCATCTGCGGGATATTAATTAACTCTGCCCCAAGTCTCAATTCAATCTGAGCCCAGTCACAAATAACAAGCTTGAAACCCGGAGCTGCAACAAAACATTCTCTGAAGTTTTTTGATCGAGGAACCTGTTGAATGTTTACGGAGAATACTGACTTTACCTCTTTTACCTTTGTCTTAGGAGCACCGCTGCTAGTAAAGCGTCCAGAGTTGGCGCCTACTTGGTTATAACCAGAATGAATCCTGTGCGTTACAGGATTAATGTTATTAATAAGCTTACTTATGTGCTCTAGTCTTGTTTCTATTTTGGCCCGTTCTCTATACAACGCCATCGTCGGATCATCGCTGTCAAACTCGGATAAAGCGATTTGATTGAGCGTGGGCTTACCTGAAGTCGAATCCTCAGGCAGTGAAATTCCGCAAGCTGTAAAAGCTGCAATTACTTGAACTGGACTCCCTGGGTTAAACTCTTTCTTCGGTTTCTTTCCGATCGCAATCAGACCTTCAGCGTTCCTGGGAAGTTTATTTTCGTCAGGCAACCTTGAATCCAACTCTGAAATAAACTGTTCCGTTTTTAGACGGAGGTCTTCCTCTAGGGTTACCCGCAAGCCTTTTAGTTTTGTAACATCAACACCAAATCCGGTGTAGCACATCAAAGCAACCGGACGGATACACCTAGATTCGATACTGTATATAGGAGTTAGAGCTTCTTCGCGGAGTTCCTCCAGTTGATCTGCTGCAATTCGTGGGAGAACGTCAACGTCCGTAGCAGCGTATTCGATTTGCTCCAACGTCAAATCTGGTTGTGACCAATCTGTTCGACGCTGCTCTTTATCTAACTCTATTTCAAGACGACGCAAAGCTATCGATTTCAAGCTGCAAGATACATCAGCAAAGTAAGGCTTCTGTGCCACAGGGCTTATGCGTTTCTCCTTAAAACCAGCACGTAGTATCCGCTCGGCTACATATGTGTCGAAGATCTTACCCTTAAAGTCAATGCCTAAAGAAAGTAAGAACTGTAAATCAAAGTTTAGATTTTGTCCGATTATCATTTCCCGCGACTCGATCAAGTCCTTCAGGTCCGAGTCAGCGGGTACTTTAAATAAGTCAAACACGTAAACGGTGCGATCCTCAACAGCAGGATCTGAGTCGCACAGTTGGAGTAGTCGGGGTTTGGCAATGCTGGCCTGGAGCCCCGTGGTCTCAAAGTCAAGACAGAGCTTTGTGTATCCGGTTAGAAGTTTAATGGAATCGGTGTAATCAGATGGTGTCGTTATGTACTTGATGTTCATTAGAAGTTTGGTTACACATAGTGAAAGCGCCCCCGCAGCCCGAAGGGCGAGGACGCCATTTACTATAAGGTCAATATACGTCGTTCGGGTCGCGTTCTTCCTCTTCCTCCGCCTCTTCTTGCTCCTCGTCTTCTTCCTCCACAAGGCGGTTCAAACTCGGCTCGTCTATTTTCCGTAGCAACATACTGTAATTAGTTGCCGCATCTATATGTTTGTTTACTTCCCTTAATACAGCTAACCGTATGCACGAATGCAATTCGTGTGCTGTCAGACCTTCTTCAAACCCATCTTGCAGAATTTCAATTATGCCTGAAACGCAGTCTTCAGCAGCCGGTGTCAGCTTGCTTTGTTCAAAGATTGAAGTCATGATCAAACGTGACGGGATTTAAAGAACTTAACAATAAAGGATTCCATATCACCCCAGTACTCTTTAACTTCGTTGCCCTTGTCGGTTAACTTGAATGTGTAGTACATCCGTTTTAGCTTTTCAGCTACTGGTGAAGCATCGGAGCGAAGGGATCCGACCGAATAGTTTTGGCGGATGGACAACAGCCCGTGACGCTCGCAGTAGATCAAACCCTCGCGGAGGGAGATATAAATCGGGCTGACAGGGTATGTGTCCCGGCGTGGGATCTTGGGTGCGTTATCGACGGGCTCCAACTTTCCGCCGGATCCTTGAGTAAAGCCACGGAAGGCGATCGAGGTCTTCTTCATCTTGTGAGTTGTCAGACAATCGTTGACAAACTCGCTGGCAATGTCCCGCATTGCTCGGGGATCAGAGGTGTGTGCATAATGCAACAGCAAAGCTGTGCCCACACTGCGGTAACACGCGGACTTGTTTAAGTCTGCAATAATCTCAAGGGGCTCCATACCAAGCATTAGACCGGTGGAGCTTGGTACTGGTTCCTTGTCTGTAATAACCACCTTGTGAGTAGCCTTAGGCGTCGTGGGGACGTTTGCTGTAGCCAGCTTGAACGCCAGCGATGCCAGGGCAGGGTTCTGCTGATCAACGCTGAGTTTGAACAGCTTGTTGCTGTCCACTACTCGGACATCGATAAGCTTGCTCAGGTCGATTTCAAAAGGCTTGGTGCCCTTGGGTGAAGAAGCTTGAAGCAATGCTGCCGCTTCGGGTTTGTCGAGGGTCATTCCCCCGTAGTTGAAGTTGAAGTCCATTGAAAGGTCCATTGACATGAGCAGTGTATAAGGATTGAAGTAGCCAGAAAAGGAGCTTTAGGAAAACTTAATATTTCCGGAACTATCTGCATTTTTAACAGAATTTTCAAGTTTGAAATAGATTTTTTTTGGGTGACATGGAAAAAATTTCAATGTTGCAGGACAAAGCCAGCCACGGAGTGTCCCGCCGGGGTGCTTATAAGGTTTATGTAATTCTTGCAAACTGTACCATACACCACCTTGTTCAAATATTTCATACGCTAGGTACCCTTGACATTGAGGAAATTCATTTTCCGAAAAAATTACCGTTGGGTTGTGTGGATCTACTTCGTTGTCTTGGATAACTTTGTCGATGATTGCAGGCATCCCTAAAACAAACGGTTCGTTTGTAAGATTCCTGGATTCGTCTGTAAAACACCAGGTACCGGCATCTCGGTATAACTGAAGGGCAAGCATGGAGTTGTTCATTGTTGATGAAGAGAACACAAGGTATAGTATAAGACCTTAGGCACAGAACGCAAGGTTCGGGTTGCCGTACGATTCGTACCTAGTTAGAATTGAGGGACAATAGAATTTAAAGAGGACGAGAGGTGCCAGATACTTTTAATAATTGGGCCGGAGCCAAGGAACAGCGTGGTCCAGGAACAGAGTATCCCACATTAGGAACACGAAATTTGGGTGTTCAGGATTTACTCAATGCTGCTAGAGCTTTACGGCTACAGCGAGAAGGAGAAGATGCGTTTGATTCTGAACAAGCGCACCAATTTCTATTTGAGGCGGCTAGGGATAACGGGTCTCTTGATACAGAATTACTTCAAGCGCACCGTCAAAGAGTCGGACCTAACGCCGATGTTGATATAACTAGATTGCGTAATGAGGCCAATGCTAGTGATACTTATAGTATTCCTATAGCAGGTCAACGTTATAATGTTTATGACGAAGACTATAACGTATATAATGCTGTAAATCGAGATCCAAAAACTCAGTATTTTTTTGAACAAAATCCACTTGTTTTAGCAAATCCAGAACAATTACATTTAGACATTGTTAATCATTTACAACAACTTCCTCCAGGAGAACGAAGTAGTGCTTCTTATTTGCTGTCTGATTTAAGTCGTTCCGGATTTTCTCCTCTTTTAAATACTGAGGGAAGAGCTTCTGGTCGGATTGCTGACATAATCAATATAGCTGGGACGGGAAACAGTCAAGTACCAAGTTTTCAAAATGTTTATGGTAATGTTCGTGAATCTTTAAACGAAGTTGCACCGTTTATTAATGCAGCTACTAATGATGTCTTTAAGTATAATTTAGCAAAAGATAATTTAGAAGATACTTTAAAGCAAATAAAAATAGCTAGGGGTCTTAAAGACAAAGATGTTTCTTATGGAGCGTATGTTCCAAATACAGAACCCCCAGAGCCTCGTCGTGGAGAATATTACGTGGGGCGTGGTAGACCCACAGCGGAAGATTTACGCTATGGAGCTGGTTACACTAGACGGTCAAGAACACCTCGGAAAACTGTAGATGCGACTCAACTTAGTTTTACTGCGGGTGTTGTCCCTAAAGACCTGGAAAGTGCGACTCAATTATTAGCACAAGATAAACCATTCACCAGCCGAGTAGATATTGAAGATAGGACGAAGGCACTGCATAAGATGCTAATTACGTTAGATAACATTTCTGATAGTGAGCCAGCTCTTCAGCAAATAGGGACGGATCTAGCTTTAAATCAAATTATAGATAAATTTGGAGAACACAACACACTAGCTTTATTATACAAAGATCGTGCCAATAGATTACAAGCAGAAGATGATGAACGTTATGCATTGTCTGCAAAATTAGATGCTGAGGATGCAGAACGTAACTTTGTTAATCTTCCTCAATCTCAGTCACGTTCACCTAGAAATGTACTGATTTTGGATGGAATTCAACCTGCTATTGAAGGGCTTCCGGAACAAATGGACCAAATAATCGCAGGAGCTTATTCCAAAGAACAAAGTCAAGCTCTAAACTACTTAGATGAAGCGCTTGCAAAATATCCCGAAGTTAAAAATTTATATGAAAATAAAAGTTCTTTGTCAGATGTTTCTCGGCCCGCTGCTGTAGGCAAGGACCCGGCTAAACGGTATGAACAATACATAGATACGCAGCAACGCATATCTTTACCCGAAGAACGGACAGAATTGTATAACAAAATTATGAAAGAAAAAGGCGTGGAACCTTCGGTACTTGCTAATATAGAATCCGCATATACTAGTGGGAATACCTCAAAACAACGAGAAGCAATTAAAACATTATCTAATTTGGGCTATGACGAGTTGGGAACTATGGGAACATTAGCCGCGTCCTCTATAAAACCTATTATTGGAGGGGAACGTTATGTGCATACTAGCGATATTGCAGCGGACCCTGAAGCCGAACCTCTATCGGATTATATAAGAAATAGGGCAAATACCATAAATAGAATTATTTCTAGAATAGACCCAAGTTTGCTTGAACAACGATATCCTGACTTTAAAGACAAGTCTGTTCTTGATCAATTTGAATATACTTTTGATCCTCAAACTAAACAAGTTCAACAAGCTTTGCCGGGCGCTACAAACACTTATGGAATTAAACTTAGTAGAGACATTAATAATAGTTTTGAGTTACTTCCTAGGCTTAGTGGTGCAGCAGAAATACCTATTAATGTGCTTAAATTTGTAAAAGACAATCCTGTAGTTGGTGACTCCAGCACTTCCATAATGTTTAAAACTAAAACCCCTCAAGAAGGGTATAGTTTCTCCCCTAAAGAACTTCCTAAAGAAATTTCTGACATTTTTCAACAGGAAGCAACACGTAATGCCGTGGCCGGAGTACGACCAGGGACACTAGTTACAAATAGTCCTATTAGTTCTTATGACTATATAACAAGTAAACGTGCTTTAAAAAATTTGGATAGTGCTACTGTACGTAAAGCAGAAGATTTTATAGGTAGTCCTTACAATAAACGAGGGGCTGCGTATACACGGGCAGGGTTTGGTCCGACTACTATCGATAAAACTCAATATTTGTATGTCACACCAGAAGGGACAGCGTTAAGTCTGCAAGGAGGGCGACCGGAAGCTGCCTTAGCAGGTAAAGTTAAGTTTAATGCTCAAGATGAAGCTTTTGTTACGCAAAGTAGAGTTCCTCTCACATCTAAAGCATATTATGCAACCGACCCTGTGACAGCAGCAGCTAGGGGCGCAACGGATCTTTTACAAAATATAAAACCTAAACATGTTGCCGGTGGGTTACTAGGAGATGCGGCTATAAACTTTGCGCTAGGAGAAAGCCCTACTTCGGCAGCTGTTTCTGCTGTTGTAGGACCTATTGAATCTGTAAACACGTCTGTTTTAGAGCGACTTGGGCCAAAAGGTCAATTTGTTGATACTAGGAGCAATACCGTACTCAACAACGGACGTTACACCAATCAAGGAATTGCATACAAAGAAGGAAAACCTGTATTAGTACAACGAGGCAGTGTGGCTGGGGAAGCTACGGTAATGGATCAAGCAAAGTCTGCCTTAGGGTATGCTAAAAACATAAATGCAGCCCGAGTAAACCGTGTAACTAATGAGGCAAAATATATTTTAAATAATTTACTTGGAGGCAAATTACCGTACGGGCGCTAAAGTTATTGAAGATGTTTCAGTTAAATGTACGACGCCGGTTCCGACTTTTTAACTGCATATTTGTTGGAAAACCCTGAGTTACTTGCCGGTTTAGGTAGCGATATGTTTAAAGATACTTCCATAAAGGGAGGTAAAAGTGGATTTAAAGAACCAGTTATGCCTGGTGAACAACGTTTGATTCCTCGCATGCAAGAGCGTACTACCCCTCAACTTCCTGGTTACACCCGCGATTTAATGGCGTAACATTTAATTTCGTAATAACCGTAGTTAATAGAAAACCAAAATTCAGAACGTAGAGTATGCTTTCCTAAAATATAAGGTGCCGTAATATAACGTTTCCAGCATCTAAATGCCCACGGTAGTGAAAATGTTACCTTACTCATGTGGCCACCCTATATTATTTTGAGCTAACGTCGCTTCTTCCCGTAGCCAGTCTGCAGTTTCGCCTGGGTCTAAGTCTAGCCCTTGTGCGCCCCTAACCTCAATTCTGTCGGCCACCCTAGCTAGTAAAACGGCGCAAGCTTTATTCCAATCTATAACGATCCCCGTGGGAGGGAACCAATCACTATGTAACTGTAACCAAATTGGTGGCTCTTTTGAAAAGTTCATGGCTGATTAGTGAGGTGCTTTACTAGGGTTTAGTTTAAAATACATGATCGGATTTTTTCCGATCTTTATATATGTTTATGTTCTTTCTTGGCTATCCAAGATTCTGCAAACAACTCCCAAAGCTTATCGTTTGCTTCCCTGGTCTCAAATGCGAACGGTCTCCCTTCGCGCTCTGCAAAAGCATACTCGATCTCCTCTTGAATGAGAAGACGCATTTGTTTTAGCTGGGTCTTGATGCAGTTGTTTGAGCAGTTAGTCTCAGTCATTTAAATTCTCCGAATAAAAGTTTTACAGAATAAAGTCAGAAGCATTTTCGGCAACAAAGCAAGCACAGTTCTTACCGTCTAGCTCGTCTGCACTGAACCCCATTGTGCATGAACCATCCCAATGGACACAACCATCTCTGACACATAAAGGTACTCTGGATTTTACTGGTTTTTTGGGTTCCTTTGGTGTAAAAACAGGTTTTTCTCTATTTTTAAAATGTTTAGGAGCATAGTTCAGAGCTTCGCCGCCTTCACTAACAAGTATTTCATGCGTGGAGATGCGATGCCCGCACGATACGCACTGCTTACGTCGCTTAATAAAAGTGGCGTAAGGCAGTGACTCTAAGACTCTTAACGTATTGCAGCCACATTCGCTACACGTTTTTAACGGAGATTTATAACCTGCTTGAAAACGTATTTTATGTCTTAAAGGGCGTAAATCTTCGTCAACGTCAAGTTCAGTCATTGTGCCTCCAGTTCGTCGACGATGGCGTATAGGTGGTGAAGAACGGTCAGCGCTAACCAGTCGGGGTCGCACCCATCAGCAGCAGCACGTAGGGCGGCAGCGGCAATTTCATTAACATTCTCTAGGCAGAAGTCTCCAGTGGGAACTGTTGCTGCATCCAGCACGGACTGAGCCGCAGGGCAAAGTTGTTTAGTCATCAGATTCTGTGTATGTCATCCCACTGAACGGAGCCAGCAATTTGTTCACAACCAACCACGGCGCAATCCTCAGTTAGCCAATCCTCGCACAACAAAGACAAAATTTTTTGCCGATTAGTTGGTGTAGCCCAACTATCAACATCAAAAT